TACCAGCGTGGGTAGTTTGACAGGCAAGTGATAGTCTGCAAGTTCCTGAGTGGCCTACGCTGGGTTCTCCTACCACTTAGGAACCCATCACAGGGGCGGCAGTCGTAAGGTTATGCCGCCCCACTTTATTTTTTAATACATTTATACCCTAGTACAAAATTCCTGCGGATTGCCCACCGCTGGGAGACATTAACGCCCTTGGGCAAGGCAACCTAAGTGCCACTACATACGGATTGTGGCAGAAAGGCAAAAGATGCTAAAAGTAGTATCAAAACAGCGTCAGCTTAGTGCTGGCATTTCAATTGAAGAACAGGTCAATAATCTTTCTTCATTAATCAAGAACCCACCGCAAAACTCTCGCGTGATTGAAGTATCGCCGAAACTTGCGGAGTACATTCTTGAAAACCTAAACATTGGCAATCGCTCAAAGAAGGTTGAGAAGATTAAAGTCTACGCCAATGATATGGTGGGCGGTAATTGGTCGCTCACAAACGCCACACTGGCCTTTGGGTCAGATGGCTACCTCAAGGACGGTCAGAACCGTCTGTCGGCCTGTGTGAGGGCTGGTGTGCCGTTTAAGACACACGCAATCTTTGGCATTGAGCCAGAGAGCTTCATCCACATGGATGTAGGGGCGAATAGGTCTAACATGGACGTGTTCACCATCATGGGTACACCGTATCCATCAATGACAGGTGCTGTGATTAGGCACATTGTTGCTTTCAGAGGTTGCAAGGCCAATACCAAGTCAGTCAAAATGACTAACGATGAGTTGCGGAACTACTACAATACTGAAATCAACTCAGCCATGCTTGAACTGTCAATCAAGCTGGCAAAAATCACCAAGAAAAACACGCTAATTCCAGTGCCGCCTCTCGCCGCGCTGTTTTACATCGTGTCTGTAAATGGTGATTTGGAGAAGGCAAAGTCATTCCTAGATGACCTTGCCGCTGGTGTTGGTACAGTTCGTTCGCCTGTACGCAAACTTCTCCACACATTGACTGAAATCAGGGTGGCTAACCGCAACAAGGTAATGCCCGATGTCATGTCAATTTTGTTGGCTCGAACTTGGATTAACTACAAAGCCAGCAAGCAGTCCACTAAGCGCGACATGCAAATTGATAGTGCAAGTGTCATGCCAAAGCTGTAAAAAGCACAAAAAAAGGGAGGCAGGGTTTACGCCCTGCCCCCTAGTAGTGTCGGGAGGAAACAACGAAAGTCGTTGTCTTGATTAAGCTAGACTATCTATTCTTTATCGTCAACATTAAAACATTCAATAGTCGCGGCGGCATATCCGCATTTATCTAAGTAACTATCCCAATGCTCTGGCGTCTCACATAGACGCGCTGTCTTTACTAAATCCATACACAACCCCACCTCATGAGGCTTGACCTCAACACCCAGCACCACAGACCACAACTTCGCTATGCGCGTAAAGTTCTCAATAGGTGAGCCGTAATGGTCACCCCTTGCGTCTATGATTTGCTTGGCCTCATCCAGTAATATTTTTCCTTTTCTTTCCATAACACCCCCTAGAACGGAACATCTTCAGATTTGTACGATGGTACATCTGGAAAATTGTCGTTGTCATCACCGATAGAATATCGTGATGTAACAGGGCTAAAAAATAAATCAGCAACGCCCTGCTTACCAACCCAGCTAAATCTACACTTCCAAACGTGTATCTCGCTTATAGCATTCGCCACTGGGTCTGGTCTGTGAACTGATAGACCGACATCTGCCTTCGCAAACCAAGCCGCGCTACCAGAAATATCATAGCCCTTTGGTGGCGGAACTTTACCATCAGTACCGCGCATCATCTTTGTAGGATGAGCCACAAACCACAAGTGAATGCCATGAGACTGAGCAAACACGCGCAACTGGGTCAGCATCTCGCTAATCCAATCTGTCTCACTCATGTCCCCATTTTTCTGAATGTAATTGTATGGGTCAATGATTGCGCCCCTAATTCCATGACGCATCACTGCAATTTTTAACCTCTCAACAATGCCATCAATCGTGGCTAGTGAGCCATCATTCTGGTACAGGAAGCTAAAGTGTTCGCGCACAAAGTCCTTGCCGCGCTCTAATTCGTCAGGCGTGAGCCGTGGGGTTACGCCAGTGAAGAATGGCTTAGAGAAATGCTTGCTAATAAGTTTTGCGATATGCAGTCTTGGCTCGTTTTCAAACGAACAAATAGCAAACTTCCATCCCTTTTGCTCCGCTAGGTTTACCATTATCTGGTCGATAAATTCAGACTTTCCTGATGAAGGGTGGCCTGTGACTACAGTTAGTTGACCTTCGACAACTGTGTAATATTCATCCACATTGGAATACCCAGTGGACGCGCCACTGCCCATTCCCTTTTCGTATATCTCATCCAGTTCTTCATAAAAATGTGATGCATCATATAGCCCAGCCACAGGCCAAGGGATAATCTTCTGGACAACTTTCTCCAGACCCTTCTTGCCGTGCTTCAATAAGACATCATTGGCATCCTTACAGTCTTCGGGGAACTCAACCTTCCAGCACTTATCCTTACCTATGCGCCGCGCTATCTCCTCTGCCATAGCTTGTCCGGCTCCATCTGAGTCGGTGGCAATAATAATTCTGTGTGCCTTTTCTATTTTCTTTTTGGCATCCCAAAGAAATCTAAACTTGTTGTCATCCTGTGGGTCTATCTTGCCATCCACAACCTTCATGACCGCGCCATTTGGCACTGAAACACAGCTTTCAAATCCAGCTTCCATCATAGCGAGTACATCCATCTCGCCTTCGCAAATGAACAGGTCATCTCCAGCAACAACTGAATCCAAGTTGAAGAATGATGCTGGCGCACCGTTGCAAGCGAACCCCTTATCGCCTAACGAGCGTATCTTGGCGGCGTATGTTTGCCCCTGATTTGAATAAGGAAACACAACGCAATCTGTCTGACTTTGCAGAGCGCCTATGTAGTGAACGCCTGATTTAATCTTTGCTTTTTCTGCTGTATCCTTTGATATACCACGGCCTTTTAACCAAGATATTGTTTTATCATTTAAGTCATCCCAATTATGCTGAACTGCCAACGCCACTTTGTTGCTCCTCTTGGCTGGCATGTATCTCTCCTCAAGTGCCACGACACCATTAGCACTGCAATGCCAGCAGTTATATAAAATACCTTCATCGCCCACTCTCAACGAAAGTGTGCGTTCTTTTTTCTTTTTTCTCTGAGGTGAGCAAATGGGGCAGACGACTTTATGCTGACCCTCGCCCATGCGGAGGGCTTCCCCGCGTATAAGCAAATCTGTTTTCATTGTTAATCTCCACGACACAATTACGATATGCCGAGCAGACAATGCTGTCAATATGGAATTTGCCACAACGGACTAAAAGGCCGACATAGTACATATGTACTCTATAGTACATAGATGTATTATATATATTATATATATATATATACTACATTTGTACTATAGGACTATTTTCTATCTATCAAGTCCTTTAATTTTCTGCCCTCGTATCTGGCAATTGGTTCTTTGGCATTCAAAATATAAATAAAATTATTTTTCATCTTGGAGGAATCAATGTCTGCTAAATCACACACAGTTACAAAATCCTCAGAGTGTATCCAAACCTCTATGATGTCGCGCTCTTTAGGTTCATTCAGATAGGCATCCGAGATAGCTTGGGATATCACCGCTCTCCAGAGGTGACACTCTGATGATTGTTCTTGGGTTTTCCCTATCAAGCCCCCAGTAAATATTCTTCTGCTTAACTTGCCTGTCATTTTTATAAATTACCCCCTGCATTAAATCTAAAATAAGACTTTCATCTAGGTCGGGCCTCCTTGAAGCGTAATAAATTAACATTTCGACTTTTACATCTTCTTCAAACAAAGGGTCAATGTTTTGACACTGTTTGATAAATTCAGATGCGTACTTTCTAGCCTTGTCTGACTTAATTGATGCTGGGCGCCCTCTTATTAGGACAATTTTACGACTATTAGCCTTTGAGGCTGGTTCGCCAATTATTTGAAATATGTGTTCTTTCATCTGTTATTTTTCCTATTGACTTGCATTTGCCCTACTGCTAGAAGGGTATTGGAAGGAGACAACACATGGAAATTACCAATAATTACAGTTTGCCGCAGTCTTTTGTTGATTTTGCCAGAAATGACAAATATAGCAAGGGCAAAGCAGATATATCTGTGACCACCCTGATTGACAGCCCCAGAGTTCGGTTGATGCGTGAGCAACACCACGATGACCGCACGGTTGATGTTGTGGATAACATATGGGCTTTATTTGGCACAGCAGTACACCATGTTCTGGAAAGCACTGAGCCATCAGATGATGTTGTGCTTGAGGAAAGGTTGTTTACCAAAATAAACGGATGGGTTCTTTCTGGAGCCGTTGACCATCAGAAGATTGAGGGTCAAGCAGTTGAGATTACGGACTACAAAGTTACCAGTGTATGGTCTGTCATTCACGGCAAGATAGACTGGGAACGCCAGTTGAATGTCTATGCTTACTTGGTTCAGAAGAACAAGGGCAAGAAGGTAAAGAAGCTGTCCATATGCGCCATTCTAAGGGACTGGAACAGGCGCGATGCACAGAACAAACCAAACTACCCACAAGCACCTGTCGTAATCGTTGATGTGCCTATGTGGCCTGAGATGGAACGCATTCAGTACATACATGAGCGCGTCTCTATGCATCAGGGCGCTCAAAATGTTTACGACATAGCCGAAGGCGTTGATGACACATTTATCCAGTGCAGTGATGAGGAACGCTGGAAACGTGATGACGCTTGGGCAGTGAAGAAGAAGGGCTTGAAAAGGGCTATGCGCGTCTTTGATAACGAGGACGAGGCAAACAAATTCTCTGAGGCGCAGGAAGTGCCGACTGAGATTGAACACCGCATGGGAGAGTATGTGCGGTGTGGTGGCGACTACTGCGGTGTCGCTCAATTCTGTTCACAGTACAAAGGAAATTGAAATGAGTAGTGTATGGGAAACTTTGTCTGGCATTGATGTGTCGGAACACACTGAGGATAAAAACGGTCTGACGTACCTAAGTTGGGCATGGGCTTGGGGGATTGTTAAGAAAAACTATCCCAAGGCTACGTTCACAAAAAATTTGTACTCTAGTGCAAATAATGACTGCACGTTGCCTTATATGATTGACCCAGCTGGATATGCATTTGTCTCAGTGACAGTGGATATTGACGGAGAAACTCAAACTGAGGTTCTTCCTGTTCTCAATCATGCGAACAAAGCTGTGTCTCATCCTGACAGCTTCCAAGTCAACACCGCGCTCCAGCGTTGTCTGGCTAAGTGCTGTGCTATGCATGGGCTTGGACATTACATTTATGCTGGCGAAGATTTGCCAGAGGGTGTTGAGCGTAAGGTGACTATCGAAAGCGCAAACGGTGAAAAGAAAGACGTTGAAGGATTAAAGTTGGTAGCTGAAGTCTTCAACACATTCATTCCTGACTGTGCAACCGTTGACCAACTGCGCGGTTTTTGGGGTACAAACAAACAGGCCATAGACATTCTAAAGAATGGCGACAAGGCTTTGTATGATGATGTCCTAAAGAATTTTACTGCACACAAAGAAACTCTTGAGCCAAAAGGAGAAGCGGCATGAGTAATCAATATCCACCATCTGGCGTTCTGTTTACCAACGATAGAAAACAGAAGCCTAATCAACCTGACTACACAGGTGACTTGGAACTTTCTGATGAGGTTATCAATGACCTTGTTGAGCAAATGTCTAGGGGAAACCCAAAGCCAAAGCTACGTTTAGCAGGATGGAAAAAAACCAGTCAAAAGACGGGTAAGGTTTTTGTTTCGCTGACAGGAAGTAAGTTTGAGGAGCGCCAACAAGCACCGCAGACCCAGTCCAACGATACGCCACTCGCAGATGACATTC